CATCTCCTGACACCAGACTTTGATCACTGTGTGCTTTTGACAGGAAGCCAAAGATTCCCATACTGGTCAATACCATTAAAAAAAACACAGCCGGGATCAAATAGGTTTTAAACAACCAACTAGCACGCGACCAGTTATTGTGCAGCCATACTGTGGCAACTATTTTGCCTAGTTCCAGACTGGCACCCATGATGATCACAGGTATAGTGGCCGCGGAAAAAATGGCTGTAAGCCCCATGATGCTGTAATAAGCTGCCACCAAGCTCAATAACAATGCCGTGGCCAAAATTGTGAGTCCAAATATCATATCGTATTTACCGTTTTTATGTCCAGGTCCTGTGTCGTTCGGCGACCCATTCCCGACCATCATATTCTTCTATGATCCAGTCCACGTCAGCAGGCAGTTGTACTATCTTGAGTCGAGCATAATCGCCATCGGCTGTCTCTCCCATTTCTCTCACGATATCAACCAGCACTGGATCATCTCTTTTAATGGTGCTACCATTCCAGTACTGATCATTTACCATGATGTATTGCCCTTTGCTCAAGGTGGCGGCACGGTCCTCTCGATCTTGAAAAGTGTGGGGAGTACCTGTGCGTTCCAGGTAGGCCAACTCAGCCACTCTACTGATGCTGAATCCACCATGCTCGGAGTTTATGACCACATGACGTACACCACGCAGGTGTGCTATTAGATTGTCATATTCAGGATTTGATTCACCATCTGATCCAATGTCCAGATACTGTGCGGCCATATCACACATGCAACTGAAGCAGGTGGGACAAAAACTCACAGGCAACATGCCAAAGTATCCGTCTATACCACCTTCGTCTTCGGTGTGCTCACAACTGCATACTGAACAACGACTTACTTGTTCTTCCAATTGTTCACCGTTAGATTAAAATCTCGTTCGGCCTGTACCAACCTATTTTCCAGTGTTGCTAATCTGGCTTCTACCCGGTACAGTCTAATGATACAAAATGTTATAATTGCTATGACTATGGTTAGGGTAACACCCCAACCGGCTATGATACTGTAGGTCCAGATCCATAAGTCATTGATACCACTTGTCAATAATGTGATAGGGTTCATAGGCCAATCCATCCTGCTTGATATTGTGCAAAGTAAGGTAACACACCAATTTGGTTTGCGTATTCAGCCAACAAGCGACCTTTACCAGCAATCTTGCTTGGTGCAATAATAGTGCGCTCTCCAGATTCTAAAATGTGTGTCACTGGTGGACTGTCATCAGTTACCAACAATGTGTCAGGGTTTAGTAAGGGAGTTATTGCGGCAAACTCTTTGAGACAGTGTACGGCACTGGGGAACCAGTAGTCCCAATCAAGATCATAACTGTCAAGATAGACCAAGTTGGGTCTTAAAACCTCAGCACCTCGCGCCAGTTCATCCAAGAACTTCACGCTGTCTTGTAAATGAACTGTGGTTTGTGCTCCAACCATGGCGCGACAAGCCAAGACAGAATCGGCACTGATGTCTACAGCATGTACCAGGCTGTCAGGACCGCGGGCTGTCACATAACGATCAAACAGCACTGTGCTTTGTCCATCGCCGCCCCAGTTATCTGGTTGTCTGGCAACTCCAGTTTCGATGATTAAAATTGGACCTGACTGCCGATCCAAATACTCAAACATCAATCTAAAAGTCTTTGCTCGTTTTTCTAGCCTAGGCTCGGCCTCTTGTTCAAAATATTTCCAAAAGTCTTGTGTGGTCATTTAGTCCTTTTTATCGCCGAATAGTTGTAACAGGTTCAAGAACAGGTTGATGAAATCCATGTACAAGGTCAAGGCACCCACTATCTCGGCATTGCCTTCAGGATTTTCCACACTGACCATTTCACGGATTTGTTGTGTGTCGTAGGCAGTGAGTCCAAGAAATATAATGATAGCCAGGGCTGAAATCATCATGGTCATAGCCGAGGACTCAATAAAGATGTTTATAATTGATGCGATAATGATAGCGATCAGGCCAACAAACATGAACTGTCCCACGCTTTCAAGGCTACGCTTGGTAAAGTATCCGTAAAAAGTCATGGTGCCAAACAACACAGCCGCACCCATAAACGCACTCACAATAGATCCCAGGCCAAACACCACAAAGATCATGCTAAAACTCACACCCATTAAGGCCGCAAACAGATAAAGCATGAGCCTGGCCATGTCAGGCGCCATGTCTCGTATCTTGAATCCCAACAACAAGGACATGCCTAGTGGTGCAAAAATCACTATCCACTTCATGACACCTGTGAACAAGAACTGCATCAAGGCTGGACTGCTACTTACTGCCATAGATACTATTCCCGACACTATCACTGCCATGCACATTTGATTGTACACTCTCAGCATGGCTGAGTTAATAGCCTCGGCACTACGATAAATTACATTTTCCATTGTATTCTCCTGTTATTTTATATACTGCTTGCGATTGGCACGACCCTCTTTGGTATCAGGATCATAATCAATCCAGTCAAACTCTGTGCCATCGCATTCAGGGCAATGGCTATCGTAGTTATCGTCTTCTCGACGATCTTCATTTTTGCCCGTCCACCCACAAGTTTTATTTTCACAAACAAGTTCCACTGGCTCTGGTGATCGATTAGTCCAGGAACTGGTATCCCAATTATAACCCGACCAGCTGATGACTTCTCCAGTGATTGGATTGAACTTGCCGTATTCCCATTCGCCAAACTGTTTGCCATCCCAGTAGGCCGATCCGTATGTTGTACCATAGTGGCTCCATGTACAACTGTAATAACCTGGAATAGTGGGTTTGACTTTCTTGAACTTGAATGTCTCAGACTTTTCCCAGGTGCTTGGGCCTGTGCCATATTCAGGATGTCCCCAGTCTTTGTCTTCGGGCTCGTATCTATCCCATTCATTATCGGCCTTGACCAGATACATGTTCATGTCCGAACTTTTACCGTCGGTGCTGCCGCCCCAGTTATCAATATCTTCGCCATCATACGTTGCACTATTGACCATGGCTTCACCGTCAATTTTTTCATAGATCAAGGTCAGTTTGGTAATATCAAACGGTGCTCTGAGCTGTATGTCACCTTCAAAGAAAGTGCCCTTTTCGTTGCTGGATCCTACAAATACCACAGAGCCTTCGGGTTCTTGTCCTATCCATACTTCATCACCACATTCCCATACTGGACTGTCGTCACTACACCCATCTAAACTGTCCAGTGATTGTTCAAATATAGTGTCACCATTTTCATCGGTAATACAAAGTGTTCCGGCGTCTTTGCTTGCCCCGTTGGTGTGTGCGAGATTGTCACACTCGTACCAGTTGCCAGGATGGAATGGCAAACGATCAAGGTCAAGTCCCATGTCATATTGCACAGTATCTTCGTCGCTCCAGGCAACATCCATCAAGTCAACTTGATTGGCCATACAGTAATCCCAAGATTCGCGACTCACTGTGCCCATCACTCGTTCGCCACCGTAGCCCCACAAGGATATCTTGTAGGTTCTTGGTGTGAATTTCAGTGTGTCGATCAGTGCTTGTTTTTCTTCTCGTGTTGCCATGGTGTTTCCTGTTCTAAGTAGTGCATTACTGTTGCGACTATGCCAATTACCACAAAGGCCAATGCCATAGTTCCTAGTGCTTCATATAACCAAACGAAAGATGTGTCCATGATCTTCTCCTGATATACTGTGTATTTTACATGAATTTTTTCTTGCTGTCAATAGCTTTCGACCATTTCATAATTTTTCTCCAGGTTCAAATCCGCGAAATCTTACAAATCTTGGAAACCTTAGACTGTAAGTTCCGTCTTGATTTTGTGTGACAGCATCTGCCGCCACCTCAACCACTCGGCCAAGTAAGTCATCTCGGGCACTCCAATATTCATCACGATTAGCATCGGAAAGGCCACTGCCCACATTAACACAAATATCACGCTCATTGTCTACTCCTTCACATATTATGGCACCCAACCTACCAAGATTACGACCGGTACCTTCTTCGAATCCAACAATATTTAAGTCTACTGTTATAACTGGCTTCCATTTCATCCAAAAAGTGCTACGCTTACACTCGTATGGTGCATCTAGATCCTTGATCATGATGCCTTCAAATCCGGCTGCTACTGCGTCTTCGGCATAGCGTCTGAGGATATCATGCCCTTCGGCTGTGTCTAAATCAACATCAATACCATCCATGATACGAACGCAATCAGTCATTTCAAATACTGCACGATATTCTTCTAGTTGATGTAGGCGTTTGTGTTGTTGAGCATTCCAGTAACCACGCTCAAAGTCTGTCAATGGTATGACGTCAAACACACTATAAGTCATGCCATCTGTTTGAACATCGGTCTTGCGTTGCGCCTGCTTCATTAGGGCCTGGAAACTTTCACCAATGATTTCACCATCCAACACAATCCCTCTTGGGTAGGCCTGTAATAGTTTGGCAAACTTGTTTTTGATATCTTCAAGTGATTTCACAATCTGTGGAAAGTTATCAAATGGTTTGCCATTGCGGCTGTATAGATTCACTGTGGTCTTGGTCATGACTGCCAGCACACGCACACCATCCAGCTTCTGTTCGAGTCGCTTGATTCCGGTCATCTTGGCCACGTGCTTTTCACTATCTGTGGCTAACTGGCAAGTGAATACCGGAATCTTCCATTCAGTATTACCAAGCACCTTGTTAAGAGTCTTTTCACTGATGCCACAGCGTAGGTCCTTGATGATTACCCTGCGACACAGGTTGTTCCATTCGATACTATCAAACTGTTCGCTCATGACCTCAATGGCTGTTTTGGCATTGTGGCCGGTAAGACTTCTAGTACGGAGACCTTCCAACATAGCCCAAAACTTGGGCCACGGGTTAGGACAATTTTCTAATCCAGTAGTCTCGGGCACTTTCTTGACACCAAACACATAGTAGGGGTTATAGGCCTGATAGCAGTTGAACAAGAAGCACTGGGCGTTGGCTGACCCTAGCTTGGCAGCCATCAGGGCTTTTTCAATCACTGATTCCTTGTGCAATCGGCTATCGCTACTTTCCAAGTCTCTTATCCAGTCTGCGGCCACTTTGATCTCGTTAAATTGGTCTGACGTAAAATCTGTTGTCATTGTCATATTTACTACCAGCTAGAGTTGTAAAATACACGCAGACCTAGAAACAGGTTCGCACGGGCTTCACTAACAAATCGTAAATCTTGTTCGCGATAGTAGTCGCCACTATCATCTCCAAAGAAGAATCCACGGGTAACTGGCAACCGGTTTTCAAGTATGCATTGTTCCAGTTGGTCGATGTCTTCTCGTGTGAGTTCAAGTTCCACGTTGTTAAACGTATCCGACTCAGGGTCTACTGCCTCAGAAGCATCTGTGGACTGGGCTTGATATTGCCGGTCACGCCATACTTGTTCCATCCATCCATGTAGGTTTGGATGCTTACGCCAGTAGGCTATTTCTACGGGCTTGGTTATGTTAGGATTGACAAACTGTTTTTTGTGTTCATCCAGTTCGGCATCTCGCCACCAGTCGCTGTATTGTCCGTTGCGACCCGCGGTATAAGCATACATGTCTAATCCCATTATCTCAATCCTTGTATGTGTTTAATTAATGTAGTGGCTTCTGGAAAGCCTTGACGTTCTTTGCTGGCTACCAACATTTCAATCATGTCATGTTGTACCCGATGTAATTCATTTACAAAATCTACAATCTGTTCACGACTGATGGTCTGTCGCACTAGGTTATATCTTTTAAACTGTTCATTGTCCATTGCCACTCCTTGTTGTATAAGTGCTGGTTTTAGTTTTTAAAGTTGCAACTACCAGCAAAAATTAACTTGCTTCGAATTCCGGAGTATCAAGGCTCTCCGAGGACCGCACGGCCCCATGCCTGTTTTTACACAACTGATGCTTCGATCAATTCTAATACCGGACGTCCTTTTACTGATTTGTAAGAATTTAAAACCAGTTTACCTGCTTCCTCATACACAGCAATTTGGCCGGCGATAAATTTATCTGCCTGTTGTGTATTTGAAAAATAGTCCATCACATCAGCCTTAACAAACCGAGTACCTGCTGGAAAAGATTCAGTTTCATATCTATCAACTTTTCCTACCCATTCTCTGGCAGAATGCTCTTGCCTTGAAAAATATACAGCCGGACCATCATTGGGTGTTTCTACAGTAACTTGAGTAACGGGTATTGAATTAGTTTTCATTTTACAACTCCTTTTTATTTACTATACTACTATTATAGCCGAAATGCCGTTTTTGGTCAACCGGTGTTTTAACTGTTGTTTTTACGCCACAATTTAGTGTTGTTTAAAAACAACAGTTAAAAATTAACTGGTTGTATATAAACCGTGGTGAAACTAGTCCTAGCCCACGGCGCTTCTGTAACCAAATAGGTCTTTCCTGCGGGACCTTTGGTCAACAATCCTTGCCCGCCATAACCCACAGCATTAGCAAAATCACTCTTGCCAGTATCTTTATATGTGCCATTGGCCTGCTGAATTAGCAAGGTAGTGGATTTATGCGCCCTACTAGAGAAAAAATCAGTATTACTTGAAAACAAGTCTAGTTTTCCATCGCCGTTGAAATCTCTAAACTCAGGATAGTATCCTAAATATCCTGTAGTATCATATCCTACTCTGATAGTGTCTGTGACATCAACAAACACTCCATTACCTGTGTTACGCAAAAATTGTATTTCGCTTTTGTATTCGGACTCGGTTAGGCCTCTGGTATAGTTGGCTTTGTAACTAAAAATCACAATATCTAACCGCCCATCAGAGTCAAAATCAACTGCTCGGGTTCTAATGTCATGACTGCGACTGGTACTATCTTCTACTGCGGTCAGTCGCGGAGCCGGCAGGGTCACTGTTTTTGTGAATGTGATTTGCTTGGCCACATTGTTTATGCTCATGGTATAAATGAAAGAATCAGCTGATCCAGATCCAGCATCCACAAACACTGCCTGTGCTGTTCCGGTACCTAGGAAATCTCCTACTGCGACACCCGAGCTACCAACCATTCCCGAATACTGCACAAGCCCAGTGGAGGAACCCATGTATTGTGGAAAATTAGAATACCCTGCCACAATTACATCGTCAAACCCGTCACGATTGATGTCAGCTGATGCCACTGCGTGTTGCCATCTTGCTAGACCCAATGTAACCTTGGTAAACGAACTGCCAGTATTCATGAGTGCATAGGCATTTGTATCAAAATTCATATCGGTGTAAGACGATAAAAACACATCAATCTTACCATCACCGTTGAAGTCACCAAATACCAAATCCCCTACGCCTTCCACTTGATTGCTTATACCAGGAAGCCAGGTGCTAGTTATTTCTTTGAACACATTATTTTCCCAGCCAAAGATATGTATTGAAGTATTACTGTAAGTGGCTTGGACATTGGGTTGTGCTTCGAATGCTACAAAAAAAACTTCGTCGACACCATCATTGTTAATGTCCTTGGCATACATATAGCTGATCGGCGTATTTACGCTTCCATCTCGGTAATATGCAAATACGCCAGCCAAGACCTTGGCTCCAAGGAACGCAATAGTTTCCACAGTAGTAGGAATGGCACTGACACTATTAGTAGTACCCGGTGCAGAACTACCGCCACCACCCGCACCACAGGCAGTCAATACCAATGTAAATACAAGTGCCGTACATTTTTTAAAAACCATTTTTTGCCCCTAGAATTTAACTATTTGTTATATTATAGCAAGACGGGTATTTTGGGTCAACCAGTGTTTTAGTGTTGTTTTTAAACAACAATTAGGTTTGCGGCTTGTTGAGCCGAATAAGTGCTTGGAATTAGGTTGGCAGTCGGTGCTGGTGGATTGGGTTCTGCTGGAATATCAGCATTGGTTGTGATACCAACTGACTGTAGGGCCACTTGATTACGGCCTTCACGTAAACAGGCAATAACTACCTGACCAGTAAAAGTTGTATAATCAGCTACACTTTCAACCAATTGACAAATGCCGCCTGCTTGGGTATCGCGACCAGTTGAAGGCAAAGTGAATATGAAACTGTACATGGATGAAGTGCTGTTAGGAACTAGATTTGCATAATCGATTCCGGCCTGTGCCTGGAGACTTTTTTCTCGAGTCAACTGTGCAGCCATGTTGTTCCAGTTGGTATTTAAATTGGCAGTCTGTGATGGATAAGATGACACCACTGTGCCAATTTGACTTTGTGCCCCAGGGATTAAGGCATTGGCAAAAGCCTCTTCGGCGTCAAGATAGGTATTGGCATATGGTCCTGTGGGGATTACAACAGGGCCAGTAGTTGGATCCCCGTAGGTTCCATCAACCACGTTGGCCATGGTCGAATAAGTTGAAGCCAATGACACAACATTTACATTGGCCAGGTTGCTTATGGTGTTGGCCATAGCACCAGCACTGACAAATCCGCCAGCTGTTCCTATTATGTCACAGACCACAATACTGTCATTGGGACCACTACCAACTGCAGATGTGGAGGCAAAATAGGCTGCCACCTCAGGAGGTACTGCCACAGTGAGAGCCGATATCAGTGGCAAGTCTCGTGTGGTCTGTTGTGGAATCACTGCGTTGGCAAGATCGGGTAAACGCATAGTTGATATGCCTGCAATTTGTTGTAGGCTTACACTGAGTGCTTTACAGGCCAGGGCTTGTCCAGATGGAACAATTTGACTTAGTCTGTCGTAAGTGATCATGATAGGCTATTCATAACATATTCAGGCAACTCGCCTATGAGATTTTGATTGACGCTGCCTGCAGAATTAATGTATATACCGCGAAGCCCAAATTTAGTTGGCACAGTTAAACTTTGAAAACTATTAGGAAATAATCTAACCGGATTTAATAAATCTGCCATGCTGGTAATTCCAGCAGTGGTCACTTTCATAACTGATAGTATTTGCGTTAAATCATTGCCTGTGATCCTGGTCATGGCAGTGTACATCAATCGTTGTATACTGTCGACTACACTGATAGTGGGATCTGTCAAATTCAAAATCACCTGCACCGGAATACCAACCGACGCAAACTGTACACTCACGCTGGGTATAGAGCCAGTTACTCCATATATCTGTCGTATCAGACCCAATGGACTTCCAAAGTCTCCTAGGTTGGCCAAGTCGATCAATTGTCCCAGGTTGGCCAAGTCTGTGCCAAATGGTTGTGTGGCCAAATTTACGTCTGTGATACTGCCAGTGATCATGCTGTTCATGCTGGTAAAAGTATCAGCTAGGTATGTTTGACTGTTGACTGCGGTATTGATAAAAATACTAGCTTGGTCTGCGTAACTTTGTGCTTGGTTTAGGGCCTGTACAAACTTGGTTAGATCACCACTGCCCATATCAGTGTAAGCAGTAGACGCTATTAGTCCTGTGAACATTGACAGTCCAACAGTCAATGGATATCCCAAAGGAAGATTATCGGCTAAGGCTGGACAAGAGTTTGAGGCAATAGTCTTTAAAGTTGAGATTGTGTTGGCTGTCAAGTTGGCTGCATTGGCTCCAGCTAGTGTTGCTAAGTACGGTGAAATCAATGCACTGCTGTTATAGGTTGCTAAATTTGTGGTCAAGGCCACGTTGGTTGCTAGTCCGGTGTTTTGTAAAAGTCCTGGACTGGCATCAAGTTGTAGTGCGGTTAAGTAACTAGCAGACACACAATCATCCTATTCCAACATCAGCTGAACCAGTTGAGCGATCATGCCCACAGGTATCTTTGCTTCCACTCAATGTGATTTGTTTACCATTGACTAATACTGTGCCGTTACTGGCCGATTGTGTTCTAGCTGAACAATGGGCTTGACCACCACGCCGGCCACAGGGTGGGTGCGGGCTTACTGGAGCATCAACCAAGGCAATAGCTCGGCCATTGACCAGCACTGATGGATCACCTCGTTGTATCACTCCACCGGCTGAATTTGCGTCTCCAACCCGTTGTATTCTAGGCATTGCCTATCCCATTAAAATTTTGTTACGAACTGGTTTAATGCCAGTTGTTGCTTCAAGATAACTATCACATACTTCCAGTCTGCTGGCGGCAATAATTGATACTTGTGCTTTATTTATAGTGATAGATTTCTCAGGATCTGCGGTAAACAGGCTTATGATCATCTGTATACCTTGTTGGCTGGGCACTACTGTTAGTGGTTTCATGGCTGTATATGAGGCGTTGTCTTCTGCTGTTATTTTGGCGACTATTTCATCGCCGTTGGCGATCTTGATTGTGTATACTCGGTCTAATTCTATTGTCATTGGGTTCCTATTGTAAATGATCTCGTAATTCTGTAAATCCACCGATTAACACATCATCTAAAAATATCTGTGGTACGGTTCGTGCTGTGGGCACAGCGGCTAACAAATCTTCACGGGTATAGCCGTCCCCGATCTTGCGTTCTTCAAACTCAATTCCGTGTTGCGTCAATAATGCTCGGGCCTGATCACAATAAGGACAATGATGCTTGCTCCAAACTACAGCTTTCATATGTTCTCCTTTGTAGTATTATAACGCAGGCAGTTGGTCGTAGTCAAGACTATCACTCATAGCACCAATCACATAGTTGGTGCTTTCTGATTCTTGTAACGCTGTCTGTTTGTTGCTGGTATTCACATGTTTCATAAACCATGGAATGGGTGTGCTACGTGGTGCGGTACCACGATACTTGATACCAATTTCTTTCAGGGCACCCACTGCGGTAAAATCCACAAAGTCTCTCAGGATGTTGGCATTAAGTCCAATCACTGGTCCTTTCTTGAACAGGTATGTAGCCCAGTCTTTTTCTTCGCGGATCACATCAGCATACATCTCATACACTTCTTCTTCACAGTCAACTCGAGCTTGAGCAAATCTAGGATCTTCCTTGACCACTTGATTGATAATCCAGGCTGTCCAATCTTTATGCAAGATTTCATCTTGTAGGATCAGGCTGATGATATTGCCATTGCCAATGAAAATACGATTCTCTACCATGGCCAGGCTTGTAGCAAAGCTAACCATAAAACGGAATGCTTCAAGACCGTAGCTGGCATTGAGTGCCAACCAGATGGCCTTGATATGTTCATACTCATCAAAGTCTTCTTCAAGTTCTTTGCGGCAGTTGATCATGTGTAGTCGATCATAGTAAAGACCAATGCTACTTGCCATGCCTACAATTTCTTCTATGTCGTGTATTCTATTAAATTCATCTTTGGGCACATTGTAGATGTTGCGTATGATGTGGCTGTAACTTCTACTGTGGATGTTGGTTTCAAAGAAACCCCAATTGAACATCAAGGATTCCAGTTCAGGAATTGATACCACTGGAGTAAACACCTGTGTGGGACCACGACCTTGCAAACTGTCAAGAGCTGTCTGTCTCAACAGATTGCTTGTGAAGATATGTCGCACTGTGTCGGTGGCTTCCTTGAAGTCGTTGGCATCCTTGGTAAGACTTACTTCTTCAGGAACCCAGAAAAATCCACGGGCTTCTTGTTCGAACTTGACTATCTTGTTGTATTTGACTTCTTCAAATCGCTGTATGGTCACAGGACCAGCAGGATCAAGAAACATCTTCCTCTGGGTATAATTTGTAGGGGTCTTTAAATTGTATTGTGCTTGGCTCATTCGGTGTCCAGTGAGTATGTAATTATTCCGTTACGCACATAGTGAGTAACAACCAGGTTTGCTATGTGGCTTTTACGGCGGTGGTGTTGGGTTGACATGCAACCAACAATAACACAAACGCAACGGCTAATAATTTTTTCATGTTTCTCTTTCTATAATTTACATGCTTCACAATCTTCATCTGATACTTCAATGTCGATTTGTTTTAGTTCTGGTAATTCATCTTGCCCTTTGAATCCTTGTTTGTTGATCAAAGAATAGTAGAATGTTTTAAGACCCCAACGGTGTGCCAGCATCAAGTTGCGGGCAATCAAGGTGGTTGGAACTTTGCGATCGGCAAAGTGCGCAGGATTGTAAAAAGTGTTGGTGCTGATACTTTGATCCACGTAAGCGGCCAACACACTTGCGGTTTTAAGATAGCCATCGCAATCACGTTGTTCCCACATGAGTTGATAACGGTTCTTGAGTTTGTTGTATTCAGGCGCTACCTGGATTAAACTTCCAGCCTTGCTTTCTTTGACTGTGATCAGGCTCATGGGCATTTCAATGCCGTTGGTACTGTTGATAACAACTGAGCTTGACTCAACCGGAGCAACTGCCATTAGAGTAGCATTACGAACACCATACTGCTTCATGTTGGTCCGCAAAGTTTCCCAGTCCAGCTCAGGTACAAAACTTGTCAATTCATTTACTGCCGGAGCACGACGTTCCCAAGGAAACTCGCCCTTACCATAGCGTGTGTGTTGGCTGTGCAAACAGGCACCACGTTCTCGGGCAAGTTCTACTGTGGCCTCTGTTAGATAAAATGCTTGATGTTCCATCCAGCTCTTGACTTCGGCTAGGGCATCTGCTTCGCCATAGCGTAAACTACGCTTGGCATGCCAGTATGCAAGATTGGTGATACCAATACCCAGGGGTTGTATTTCATCATTGCTAAGTTTGCTTTGTATGCTTAAAAAATCTTGGTAGTCTAATATGTTGCATAGACTACGCTGTAGGATACGGCAAGCACGGCGCATGTCTTCAGGATTGCGGAATGCTCCCCAGTTGATTGAACCTAGTGTGCAAAGCGCAATACGGCCGGACTCATCATCAAGGCGCTTGAAGCTCTTGGTAGGCAACAGGATTTCACAGCACAGATTACTTTGATATATGGTATGATACTCAGGATCAAACGGTCCTTGATTTTGTACGTTGTCAATAAACACAAGATAGATACGACCTGTGTCTGTGCGTTCTTTTAGTATGCCACCTTTGAACACATCTTCAGCGGCCATTACTTTTGTGCGTAGATCTTTACGCTTTTCATACTTGACATACAGTTCTTCAAACTGTGGAGTGTCTTTGTAAAATGCTTCGTACAAGTCAGGAACTTCGTTTGGATCAAAAAATGTTATTTGTTCTTTATTTTTGAATCGTCTCCAGAAGAAAGCACTAAGCACAACCCCATAATCCATATGACGGACTCGGGTTTCTTCTGTTCCTTGGTTGTTCTTGAGCACAATAAGATCATCAAACTGATGATGCCAAATAGGATAAAAAACAGTAGCACTTGCATTACGAATACCTCCTTGACTACAACTTCTAAGGTCACCAAACCATTTTTTCAAGAATGGAATCATACCAGTGTGCATGATCTCACCGCCACGGATAGGACTGCCCAATGGGCGTAGTCGTCCAATCTCCAAGCCAATGCCGGCTCGCTTACTAGCATACTTGGCCATCATCTCACCACTAGCAAAGATACTGTCTAAGTCATCGTCTGATCGAATAAGCACACAACTGCTGAACTGTTTAGTAGGAGTACCCAGGCCAGCCAACACAGGTGTGGCGAGAGTGAACAAGCCATCGCTGGCACAGTTATAATATTCTTTGATATATCGCATCCTGGCGCTGTTGGGTTCTTCTCGATGAAATACTGTAGCGGCCGCAACCATGTATCTGACCTGTGGTGTTTCATAAATTTCTTTTGTGGCTCTGTTTTTAACAAGATACTTTTCAATCAACTGTTCAATGGCCGCATACGAATACAGTTCGTCACGGTCATGATCGATTACGTCGTTCATGCGATTCCAGTCATCTTCCGTGTACCATTCTAGCAACTCAGGTGTATACAGTCCAGTGGCCACGTTGCGTTTGATTATTTCATACAGGTGGGGAGGATCATATGATCCATAAACGTCTTTCCTCAACATGCTGAGTCTCTGCTTGCCAGCCACGTACTGATAGTTGGTGTGTCCCACTTCTGGGTTGGTTTCCACATCGATCAGATCCACAATAGATCTCAATGTGATGCCGTCAATTTCTTTTGTGGTGATACCATCGTAAAAATGCAACTGGCTCTTGATCTCAATCATGCTCTGACTGACATCCGCAATACCGCTACAAACTTTAGCTATCTGTGCCTGCCATTTTTCTAGATCCAGTGACTCTCTGCGGCCACTTCTTTTGACTACTATAATTTGGGTCATTCCTACCTTCGTTTTCTAATTGTACTGCTGTTTTATTTGGCTCTGCGACAACTGCCGACAGATTTGTATTGCCAGGCTGGTATTTACAACAGTATCAGGGCTCCAATTAAGTATATATTTTGATTTGTCGACCACGACTAAATTATGTCCGTCCTGGGTCAAAACCAAGGTTGCATCCGTCAAATCTGCACGGTCCAGCAAACTTATAGTATACAGGATTCCCAAGGCTCTTGCAAGATCACAATAGACATTGTCGTTCAAAAGTTGCCAGGGATCTGGCCATGCGGGTTGATCGTCCCAGTGTAGGTAATAGGGTTGCCAAGGAGTTGAGAACCACCATGAGTTAATGGCAGGTAATATAGATTCAACTGAAAGAGCATGACATTGTTGTCGCAAGCTGTACCAGCTTTCTAGCCGGCCAGCAAAGGTAAGGGGCCACATCAGGCTGAAACTGTGATGAGATAATTGAATTGGGCATTGAACCCGGTAGAAGAACTGATGTATTGTAATTCGATTTGTCCTCCAGAATAGACTACACTAAAAGTTATACCGGTCGCACCATATTCTGCTGGAGTATTTTCCTCAAGGTCGGATCCTGCAATTTGAATAACGCCAGCGCGATAATCGCCGTTTCTAGCAATAGTATAAGAAAACACCACAGCACCTGCTGCTATTCTAATTGCGGTAGTTGGCACAGATGTATTATCAATCAACGTCACTGTGGTTGGAACTGGGGTTAGATCACTAAATTCAGTAAGAATCTCAGTGTTACCAATAGCAGGTGCACCGTCTTCAATGGTACCATTACCAATGTATAATTGACGAGTATCAGTGCTCCAGCCAAATTCGGCACCGGCTAACTGCGGTAAATTTGAGTTGTATCCTTTACGATTGGTGATCTGACTGATCTGTACAATAGCCATTTGTTATCCTTTTGTGTCTATGGTGTATTTAGCAGATAATACTGCTCTACACGTTGCCACCATTGCTGGCGATACTGCTCAAATTCTGCACCTGATATCACAAATTCTTGGTATTCGGGTCGCCCAACAATGTTTCCAGAGTCGTCCATTTCAGGTTTGACACACATTAACACCACACCTTTTCGAATCTCAGTGCCATGCACTTCATTGTGTGCTTCAGCATAGGCACATAATTGCAAGAAATAATCATCAATCCAGTCGCGCCGTTTGGGCTTATTGGTCTGCTTGTAGTCCAAGATACTTTGTTCATTTAAATGCACACCAGCGGCGTCGGTGGTTCCTGCATAGATTCCAGGAAAGTATAAAGGAACTTCATATCCCCAAAACTCTGTGACGTTACACAAGCCATGATCAATCACAGTCTGCGCCATGATATGGCTTTGTTTACTATACGGGTTACTACCAGCGTCGGCAATCTGTCCAGTTTTTGTATAGTCTTCAAGATACTTGTGCATTCTAGTGCCGCGGTTGGCAGCTTCTGTGGTGATGGCCTGTGCCTGTACATGTCCCACTCGGTTACGCCAGTTCTGCAGAGCCTGCTTTTTTTCTTCAGGCTTGGTAGCTTCCAGGATTGTGGTCACGCTGGGTAATTTACGACCATCTGGTGTGGCATACAGTCTGCGTCCGTCTACGGTTTCCCTGGGTATGGGTTGATAATTAAATCGGGGGTTATACATTTTTATGTTTTATCCAATCGTAAAGATAGTCGGCAATCAATTGATGACCATGACTGTTTGGGTGACGACATGGCAAAAAATATTTACTATGTACCTTTTGCATTGCCAAATATTCATCTTGATTATATCCTAAAATTTGAGTACATGTTTTAGGATATATTTTTTGTTTTTCAATGCCTGGCCAGTCAAATTTCATCTCAATCCAGCCTGAAATATAAAAATCTTGTATACCCACCTGAGAACAAACTTGTTGTAATGCTAACATAGTCCGGCAAACATTAAATTCATCCATTGGAGCCGTGGACAAGTATTTGTAGTAAATTTCTGTTATATTTTTAACACGGTCAGGAGAATCTGGTGGTGGCGGAGTGTTAAAATCAATTATACTTTTGTTATAATCAACTAACAAAGACCTGCCAGGCGTAGTTATAAAAAAAATAGCTATATGATTTTTTACAGTTGCATGACAAGAAATGTAATCAAAAAGTTGCGGTAATAATCTGCTTACACTTGATCTTGGTATGGATCCATTATAAAAATTTTTTATTTGTAACCGATCACACAGCAAGGCACCGTATGGCTTTTCATCCTTTGGCCAAAGTCCAACTCCAGCTGGCCAACTATCACCAAAGGTGGCTAAATGATCGCTGTTTATCAAATTCTAAAACTTTCTCCGCATCCACAGCGGTCTTTTTCTTGAGGGTTGACAAATTCAAAGCCTTCGTTTAGGCCTGCACGAACATAGTCTACCAACAGTTCATCCAGGATAGGAAAGTCTTTGGGATCTACTACAATTTTAAAACCATCCGATTCAAACACTAGATCAGATTCTGTCGTGCCATCTACATATTCTAACACATAGGCCAGGCCTGAGCAACCGGTAGTTCTTACTCCCAGTCTTATGCCAATACCGCGGCCTCTACGATCAAGACTGGTGGAAATTTTGCCTGCGGCTTTGGGGGTGACGTGGATCAATGTTTTTCTCTGTAGTCTGCGATAGCAGCCTTTATAGCGTCTTCCGCCAGGATGCTACAATGGATCTTGACAGGTGGTAGTGCAAGTTCCTGGGCGATCTGACTGTTCTTGATCGTGCCCGCCTCATCCAGAGTTTTGCCTTTAACCCACTCGGTGACAAGCGAACTCGATGCGATCGCCGAACCACAACCATACGTTTTAAATTTTGCATCTGTGATAATTCCATCTTGAACCTTGATCTGTAGTTTCATTACATCACCGCAAGCAGGAGCACCAACCATGCCGGTGCCAATGTCCAAGTCGTTGGCATCAAACTTGCCCACGTTGCGAGGATTTTCGTAGTGATCTAATACTTTATCTGAATATGCCATTTTGTGTTTTCCTAATTTGGAACTAGAACTAGTCTATAACAGTTACAGTTAGCATCTAGTATTTGCTCTTGATGATATCCATTGGGTGCCAACGGCGGTGCCAATGGTTGCACATAAACTGGTTGTGGTGCCACATACACGTACGGAGGGTTGTGATGTGGTCTAGATAATTCGTAACCAATGACACCACCAATAATGGCCGGTGCTACCCAGTAACTTCGATATGGATGCGGGCTGTGATGCCAGGGGCCAGCCTGTACTGCGGTGGCAAATACGGCAAGAACAACAAGTAATTTTTTCATAATCAACTCCTTTTTACAAGTATACGATACTTATGCTACGAAGTCAATGATTTAGGTGCGGCGATTCAGGGCCGCTTTGGCGTTTTTGTCTACAATGGCTCTAGCTTGATCAACTGGCATGCCAGTATCACCTTCGGTGTTGCCACGGAATCTGACTACACCACTGTTTGGATCAAACGGTTCAAGGATATCTTTGAGCGGGTCTCGTGCGATATACTCGGGCAAGTTTTGTGGATTCACTTCAATGCCAAGACTTCGAGCTGCCTGCATGAAAGCATCTGTGCTGATTTCTTTTCGAGCATTTTCATCATCGGCCCGGCCGGCTAAAAACTGACTCAAGGCCAATAATTTTTGTGCGCTGGGATCAGCTGACTCACAAATTTCACTGAAACGCATTATCTGCGACCACGGCCTAACGCAGCAGGAGGTGTTTTCATGTTGGCATCAATATCAAGATCAGCTTCAAGATCATCAGCTGGCATTTCAGCATCCATCTCTGGAGCGGCCATTTGACCATCGTCCGGTAATCCAGCGCCACCTAGTGCATCCATGGCGGGAGGAACAGCGCCACCTTGGCCAGTTACTACACCAAGAGCCTGTTCTAGTTGTTGCTTGCTGGCTTGTAAATTTTGTACCAAGCCGCCCAATGCTGCATTGGCATCAGTGTTGAATTGTACCGACTGCTCAACACCAACTTCGTTTTTGACTTGATCACATAATGCAGGTAAATCTTTAAACTGCATACTGGTCACATCTTCCAACATCTTTTGAACACGATCAACCATGTCCTGGGCAGCCAATACTACCTGTGCCTGTTGAATTTCACTTTCTTGCAAACGACGA